GTGATGCCCATCTCTTTTAACTTATCAAAATAATTATTTTTTGCCCACTGCAATGCAGCAAAATCTATTCCCTTTCTACTATCAAAGGTATCACCCATATCAATAACTGTATTGATACCTTCAGATTCTAATACTGGAAAGAAAACATTTTGATAAAACTTTAGGAAATAGTCATGAAAAAGTTTTGAATTTTTTCTACACCCAAAGTGCTGGTCTGTAATTATTGCTACCTTCATTAATTACGTAATTAAGAATGCATAGTGAATGATTTGTGTGAAATAAGCAAATGGGTTCTGAGACTTTTCAGGATTGAAGTTATGTATGTATTGTACACAATTTTCAATTCCATCTGATATCATATCTTCCTTAAACATGTAATTAACAAAGTTTGGTTTGAAAGATAAGTGAGTAGCAATCTTCAGAAAACACTCTCCTATGTATCTTGGAATACGTGGTTTCTCTTTACCCTGAATTTCTGCAATCTCAATATCTTCTCTAAGTTTAATTAGTGCTGCAAGAAACTCTTTATTATTGACGTAGTGTTCAGATCTTTTTCTTCTACCCATGATTCTTGCAGGAGTCATATCTTTACTATCTATTATGTAGTTATTATAGCATTCAACACAATACTTGACAAGTACCTATATTGCATGTAGACTAACTCTGTCAGGGTTAAAGGGGTTGGTTTAGCTATTATCATAAAGCTTCTCTAAAGACTTCTTTGCCTCCTTAATAGTAGATATATATCCCATCTTTCTGTTTAGTTTCTTTTCATGATTATAATAAGTATCTTGTTGTTTAACAAACGTTTCATGCATGGATATAATTTCTAGATCATTAGATTCATTCATGGTAAGCACATCATCTAAGTTAACTATAAAAAGATCATCTTTAGTTGTTTTTAACCAAGGTTCTATTTTATATGCATGCATGCCACGTGACTTAACTTTTTCAATAGTAACAGGACATTCTAGAAGAAGGAGCGTTCTATCATCCTCTTCAGTGTATCCCACTCTAGCAAATATCTCTTCACCAGATTTAAATTTTACAGTAGCATAAAAGTCTTCTTCTATCATTTTTTGATTTGAATAGTGATTATTTCATAGTTAAAATTTTCTTCATTATAAATTTTGATTCTTTCTATGAGATGATTTAAAGTATAATTTTTATTTGAATTGTAAGTACAATCATCTCCAATGTCATACAATATTGCTTTTACTTTGTCTTTTCCTTTTCTAAGGACTCTACCAATTGACTGGAGATTTCTAACTCTGGACTTGGATGGACTTGCGAAGATGACATTGTGTAATCTTTTGATGTTAATGCCAGTACTGAAAGTGCCATAACTGGCAACAATAATTGCATTGTTCTCATTTTCTGTTATCTCCCTGATTAGTTCTCTTTGTTCAGCATCTACACCACCATGTACAAAGAAAATTTTACGATTATTTTGTTTGCTATTATTTATCTTATCATAAAGTATTGCTCCATGAGTTTGAACTCTACTGTATAGAATAAGAGTGTTACCTTTTAGATCTAATGCAAGATTAGTTATGAATTTATTTCTTTGTTCATGTGATATTAAATACTCTATTTCATCATGATATGTCTCAAATTTCTTAGGTGGATGCTTAAGGACCAGACACTGAATATCTAACTGAGATAGGTGTCCTTGTTGCATCAATTCTTCTGTTCTAGTCACCTTGTATGATGGTCCAAACAATCCCTCTAAGACCCATTTATGAGTCTGTGTGCCATCTAATGTGCCAGTAAAACCAAATCTATACTTGGTATGATGTAACTTGGTCATTATATTTACTAATGACTTACTCTTAAAAAGATGAGCTTCATCACCTATGATGACATTATACTCTTCAAAGAATGATTTCTCTAATTTATATACTGACTGCCAAGTAGTTATAGTTACTTCATTAGTATTGGTTATCTCTCTACCAGCATATATTCTATGACAATGATTTTTAACATCCCATCCATAGTCTTTAAAATCTTTATACATCTGTTCTACCAATGAGGTGGTAGGAACTACTAAAAGAATCTTCTGACCTTTATCCACATAATATCTCACTAATGAATAGATCATTAAGGATTTGCCTGATGCAGTAGGACTGACTAATAATCTTCTATTGTGTTTTAGACAATCACAGATACCCTCAATTTGATATTCTCTTGGTTTGAATTTTGTAATTGATTTGATGTAGTCTTTTACACCTTCCCTAGATATAGATGAGTTAATTTCAAATGGAGGACCATAGTATTCATTATCTAAAAACTTATAACTATATCCTTGCCTATCACAAAAAGATATTATCTTATCTAACAATCCCACATATATTTTTTTAGATCTTAAATCAAATAAATGTATTTCTCCATTCCAATTTTTATTACGATATTGAGGCATGAACTTAGCACCCTCTACCTCAAAAGTAAAATGATCCCTTAACTCATATTCAATATGAGGTTCTGCTTTTACCTGTAAAAATACTTCATTAGATTTTTGTATTATAACGTTTGTCACTTTTACCCATCATGCTATTGGTATTTATCAACCTAATCCAGCATTGAATCTCATAAACTCTATAGCATTCTTTATTTGATATGTCCTATTCTGAATTACTTTTAAAATGCTTTCAATGTAAACAAGCATGGTATCATAATAATCAATCTTCAAATTTGAATTGGAAAGTTTCTCATCAGCATCCATATACTTCTGCATTGTATCCTTATCCCTTATCTTCTTTGGAAAAGGATTCTCTATGTACACCTCAGGATCTGCTTTGCCAGAAAAATATTCATAACGTTCATGGCGAATATTTTTACGTTGTTGTTCTGCTTTCTTTCTTAAAAGAAATATAGTATTATATAATTCAAAATACTTTGCATGTAGAGAGGGAATATTTAATGACTCTTCATGTAGATTATCTCTGTCTATCTTTGAATCTTTCTCCCACATCTCTTGAATAGATTCAAGATCAATACTCATAAAATGTTATCGTTTAAATCAGTAATGTTGTATATAGTATACTTGAATGTGACATCTGCTGTCAAGTAATCAATGTCACTATCAGTAGCATCAAAGTTTAGATCAGATATTGATACAGGAAACATATCTAAAAACTTAACTTTAAAATTTGGAACATTGGAACTAGTAAGAACATTTAATGTTCCATCAGAAGTATAATTCAATTCTGATGTAGGTGCATTAGGATTAGATCTTTGCCAATCATATATTTCTTTTAGACTATCTGGAAATCCAAGTCCTCTTAACCAATGTTGTATCTCTAGGTAGTTTTCTAAATCTTCATCAACTAAAAATCTTAAACTTAAATCTTGAAACTGTATCTTATCACCAGGTACAGGAATATCTGTTAGATAGTTTGTTTGTTGTGCAGTGCCTAGAGTTAAACCAGGAATATTTGCTTGGTTGGAAAAGAATACTACTTTAGGAGCACGATTCAATACAAACTTAAACCCAGTAGGACTTAAGAAATTTTTATTTTGTACTTGATTTCTAAACCCTGTTGCAGTCATTATCTTTTCTAATTATTTAGATAAAAAAAGACCCCCTACAAGAGGAGGTCTTTGAGAAATATAAGCATCTAGCTTACATGATGTTCTTAACTGCAACTCTTCTGTAGTATCTGTTGCTGTTAACTTGTAGTCTGCCAAGACCTTGAGTAAGTCCTTCAGCAAATGGGTTTGAAACAAGACCATATCTTGTCTTAAATCCAATTTTTGGCTGGAAGGTTGACTCACCCACTGCACGAACCATCTGTAGTGGAACGTATGGGCAATAGAACAGACCTGCATCATAAGGTGAACCACCCTTATATCCAACAACATAGTACTGGTTGCTGCCTTGAGCAAGACCACTGTTGTTAGCTGCTAAGTTAGCAGAATATGGGTCAATGTATACTCTGTACTTACCTTGGATAGTACCAGCAAATGTGTTACCAGTATCATCAACATTAAGGTTAGCATTAAGAGCAGGTGTATAGTCAAGTACACCAGCCATTGTTAGTGCAGATGCAACGTCTGCAGAGCACATGATAATGTTGCCCTTTCCACGACGTGTTCTCTGTGCGATTCTATTAGCATCTCTTTCAATCTGGAAGAGAAGACCCTTGAATTTCTCAACTGACCATCTACCATTGGAGTCAATGTCTAGGTCAAAGACACCATTGCTTGCTACGTTTTCTACAGCACCTTGCTCTGCAATCTTATAGATTGTTCTAATAACTTCTCTGTTGATCTCAGCAAGGATCTCAGTAGAGAGGATATTAGCAAGTTCTGCTTCTGCATTCAAGCCATGGATTGCCTTAAGGTCTTGAGCTAGTTCTAAACTGTACTCTGCCTTGAGTGCTCTGGACTTAGCAGTCACAGTAACCTTCTCAATGGCGAATGCCATCTGGTTAAAGTGATTACCAGCAGCATCTCCAAGAGCTTCAGAGTCA